TCGATGACAAGGTGAATGCTGAGGGCATTGCCAAGCAGGATTATCCTTTGCTCTATTTGGAAGGCGGCACGGTTGTTGTTGCCACAAGAAGGTACAGGGCTCCAGACTTTTTCGAGATTCTGGAAAGACATCGCCGCATGTCAGGGATTTACAGGACTGATGGATACGCTGAGCCGTCAGTGGGTGGATGGCGAAGCTTCTGCAGGAAGACTCTCAAAAGGCAGGTGCACCTTGACGGTCGAAGCAGGCTGGAGTCGCAGGAAGGAAACAGAAAGGCAACCGTGCAAAAGAAGAAAGGAGGCAGAGGCTGGATACATCAATTCTAGATTCCCTATATGCTTCGTAGACTTTGTTTAGCGCGCTCGTACCACCGTATTGATCAGTCGTACAGTCACGCATAGAGACGTGGCGGCTGACAATACCAGAACGATCTCTATGCTAGCAACCAAGTTGCTGCCGAGTTCACCAATTAGGCTGAGGAAGTTCCTCTTGAAGTAACAGCACTATGGCGCGCTTAAATACTACTTGATTTATAAGGCATTGGAAAGGAGGCGAATGAATAACCTTGGATAAAAGGATGGGTATGCTCCTCGGCGGCTTGCTAATTCTAATTGCCCTGATACTCGGCTTAGTGCAGCATTTCGGAGTCTACAATATTTACGGAAGCGAAGACTACAAATGGTACTTCTACGGGCTAGTCGGCGTCATCGGCCTAATAGGCATCATACTTGCAGTATGGCCGCTTATGAAGACAGAGCAGCCGAAGGCAGAGCAACCTAAAAAAGCAACTGAGTAACATGACACGTGCGCGTCTTAGACCGTCAGTAGTTTCTTCTTAACGATTTTTTCGTCTCGCCTTTACTCCCATTTTTAAGCAAGGGCACGGACGCTTCTTCACCTTTCCCATGGAAACGTTGAACGCACGCTTTCCTTATGAGCCATCCATACTCTTTCCAAAAGCCCAAAGAGAGAATCCAAGTAGGCGAACTGCTGGCTTTCTGTTACTCTCGTTTTTCCGCTGTATGGTTCCGTCCACTTGTATACTTCGTGAAGCTCAGGTTCCTTGACGAGCAAGCGCGCGCGCATGCTGGTCTTGTGGAAATCAGAAAAGGATTTGACAATGTGCAAAATATGTCAACGCACAGGACTTGGAAGAAGTGCGGTGTCGAGGCATCTCCGCAACCTTGTAGAGGCTGGGCTAGTTTCCAAAAGGATTTATGGGGAAATCCCCCTCTACACTAGCGCGCGCGCTACCGCCTAAAGCAATGGCTTCTTAGTTAATTCCTTCCCGAGCTCACGATTAAAAGTCATATTCTCAATAAGTCAGGTGGTTCTTTCACGTTCTTCAATCCAATAGTCACTAACCTTCGTAAGACCTCTGCTTCCCTTAATCCTGACTTCTTAATAAGTGCTTCAATTTCTTTTTCAGTTCTGTCATTAAGCCTCGTCGACCATGTCTTTCTACTCAAGACAATCCGCTCTTTGGACTTATGTGTCTTGTTGCATTTATAAATCTTGGTTTAAGCAAAACGCTTATATGCCGTACACCCCCCTTATCTTATAGCAAGACATATGAGACAAACAAGTGAATGTGAACAGCAAATGTGGGAGTGGTCAGCAACCGTTTTGGCCATCGTCTCAGTAACTATTGGAATATTGATCAAATATCACAAACGCGCACTTGAAGTATCGGCCATTCCAAAGAGTTGCATCTGGACAAAAATCCTCAATACCTTTCAAAAAGGTTTCGACAAGGAGAAAGTTTTATCACATGTTTCCAGATACAACCTGAACAAATGAGAAGGAGAAGGACGACTGTCGAATGCATGAACTTCTGACAGGGGTTTAGACTTTGAGGTTTATTGGATCAAAAGCTAAGTTGCTATCAACCATAGAAGCTGTGGTCAAGAAGTATTCTGACACCGCGCCTACGACTTTCGGAGACTTGTTTTGTGGAACAGGTGTGGTAAGCCGTCATTTCAAGAGAATGGGGTATGAAGTCACTGCAAATGACAAGCTAGCTTTCTGCAGTGACTTGGCTAAAGCCGTACTGCTTGTTAATGATGAGCCGCGATTTTCAAAGCTCTTGGATTCTGAGGAAATTACCATAAACAGAGAAATTGAGGGATTATCGCCTAAACCCTACGATTTTGTCCTTGATTCCCTCAACCGTCTGTCCGGTATAGAAGGTTTTATGTATGATGAATATTCGCCCGAGGGTACTTCTGGAAAAGAACATGTGAGGCGCTATTTCACAGGCTCTAATGCTAAGAGGATTGATGCGATAAGGCAGAGAATAGCTGATTGGGCGGATCATGGTCTGTTAAGTGAAGCTGAAGAGGCTTTGTTGATAGCTGATCTAATAAGAGCGACAAACAAGGTTGCCAACATTGCTGGTACCTACGGCTATTTTTTGAAAGATTGGGATCGACGTGCTTTTAAGAGCCTGACTCTGATGCGATCTCGAATCATCAGAAGCGAGAAGCAACACAGAGTCTGCACTAGTGATGCAAATGAATTGGTGAGTCGTGTGGATTGCAAACTTCTTTATTTTGATCCTCCATATACTTGGCGACATTATGGAGCTTACTATCACATTCTCGAAACCATTGCGAAATGGGATAGACCGAAGGTAACAGGCATGTCGGGCATTCGACCTTGGGAGGAAAGTAAATCTCGTTACTGCTACAGGGATGAAGCCGCAGATGCATTGTCAGAACTTATCCAGAAAGCTAAGGCAGAACATCTCTTCTTGAGTTATAATGACGAAGGTCTAGTTACACATGAAGCAATACTCAAGATTCTTTCAACTAAGGGTAAGCCATCCTGGCAAGCAATTTATTACCGTAGATACAGGAGTCACGGAGAGAACAACACAAGAAGCAAAGTTATGGAACGGATATATTATGTTAGAACAGAAAGATGAAAAATCAGGCATCCGCTATTCAAAGCCGTTTTGGAGAGTCCTTAAGAGCAACGGTAGACGGAAAAGAGTCGGTGAGTACGGTGTTGATCTAGGGGAGAGAGGAGTGTATGATAAGAGGAACACTCTTAACGAGTTAACGGGCAGAGAATGGACTTATTTTCTTAACAGTGTTTGGGTTACTGCATATCCTCCGGCGGCTGCAGACTTTGCCTTTGACCTCAGAAAAGTTCACCCTTGTCCAAAGCCTCCTCAATTGATGAGAGACATTATTCTCTTTTTTACCAAGACAGACCAATGGATACTTGATCCCTTCGCTGGAGTTGGAGGGACACTTTTGGGTGCTTCCATATGTGAACACCGTCGACAGTGTGTTGGAATTGAAATAAACAGAGCATTTGCAGAGATTTATCACGAAGTATGCGAAAAAATGGGAATACTGCCACAACCGATAATCTGCGATGACGCTAGAAATATGCTCTCACACGATGAGATAAACAGTCGAATGTTCGACCTGATCCTGACCGATCCTCCTTATTCTAATCTGATGAATAGACGCAAAAATGGGCAGAAAAAGAAACTATATGATAAGAATGATCCGACACCATTTTCCAATGATTCACGAGACATAGGCAATCTGGAGTACAATGAGTTTCTTGCAGAGCTTAGGAAAATATTGGAAAAGTCCATTTCAAGGCTTAGACCAAAGAAATATCTAGTTCTCTTCAGCCGGGATTTGCAGCCGATCGAGGCGAAACCAAACCTACTTCATGCTGATGTCATCAATGAAGTCATCAGCATTCCAGGTATTTCCTACAAAGGTATGCGTATATGGCATGACCAAGCTGTCGATCTCTACCCATTTGGTTACCCGTATGCATTCGTTGCCAACCAGATGCATCAATACATACTGGTTTTTAGGAAGGAAAAATAATCGAGTCAGACCACCTTAGCGTCCGTGGTTTTTACTTCGATTTCGGAATAGTATGACTCAACTCGCCTTTCCTGTAATAGGCTTTGAACTTCTGTTGGCACTTGTTGCAGTCGAACAGTTTGACATGAAAAACAGAATAGTTCCATTCTTTGTGAGTGTCAGCGGCTTCCTTTCCACACCTTGGGCATTTCATATAAGGTCATCTAGTTCCTGCTGTCGTGACATACGTTGCACTCTATTATTGAAAGTCTGAGAGTATAAATGATTTTATGTGGCCCGATGTGAAAGCTTGGCGCATGATTGAAAAGAAAAAAATTAAAGGTTAGAGATGTGTATGTTCAAGTTATGACAGCGAAACAAGATTTTGTTTACATATTCCAAGACTACGACCCAAAAGAGTTGCAGGCACTGCCTGAACGTTTCAAGTTATCAGATTTCAATTTCATGATAACAAGTCAAAGAACGATGGCGAGAATACATGAGAAGCTAGAGGACATTGATCAAAAGAAAGTTAGTCAAGTGTATGGTAACTTTTGGATTGACCTCAGGGTCTTGGGTCTAGCAAAAGAGAATCAGAATGAAATTAGTTACTTTGGGAAGACAACTCTGGAATACTTCAGAGGGGAAAAAAGTCCTTTTAAACGTGAACACTTTATTCTCTCAAACATACGGAATAGAAGCTATGACATCCCGAAGGATGTCCAAGACAGCTATTTTTCCAAGGTGGAGAATCTCAGGAATTATCTTGAGATCATTCCTGTATTAAACCAGAAGGGAAAAGAGCTTCTTCTTGATGAAGAAAAGGTTTTCTTCACCGAATGCTTGAATACTTTTCCCAAGGCACTAAACCGCTACTTCAGCCTCTCGCCAGATAGACAGACTGCTTTGGATTCGTTGCATGAGTCAGGCTTGAAGACCCTTTTTGACCCTAGTGTTCCGACGGAAGCACCTTATGCGAAAGTTGCAAGAAGATTCTGGAATGTTTGCCGAACACACCAGAGAAGGACGAATTTCATCAAGTCTGTAATCTTGTCTGGATATGAAGAAAAAGTCAGTAAGAGTAAGCATCATTTCATTCCTTTTGAAATAATGAGTGCCTACACCAAGATCCTCAACGAGAGATTGCTGATTCCAGTCATCAAGAAGTCAGAAGTCATACAGCTTGCCTTAGGATCAAAGGCCATCGAAGATATTTTTATCGATGATAACCCGTTGACAATGCCATCAAGAAAGGAGATTCAGGAAACAATATCAGAGATTAGAAAACTGCTACTAATTGAGGATGATGTCGTGACACAAACAATCTCTAACTTGGTTTCTGGAAGAAACGTAATCATAGCGGGTCCTATAGGAACTGGAAAGACGCATCTAGCTATCCTGATCTCGAAACTCGCATGGAAAAAAGAAGGCGGTTATTATCCTGAGGTTGTGACGGCAACCGCTGACTGGACCACTCATGAAGTAATCGGCGGAATATATCCAAAAGTAGATGAAAACGGTAACGTGAAATACGTTGTTCAACGCGGTTGCGTATATGACAGCGTCGCTAGGAATTGGAAGACCGGCGGTGCTGGAATAGAAAGAAAAAAAGCCTACGTTGATGGAGAAGAATACACTGGTGTCTGGCTAGTGATTGATGAATTTAATAGAGCCAATATTGATCGTGCGTTTGGAGAGATGTTCACCGCAATTGAACATGGAAAGTTAAAAGTGCCCACAAGCAAGGAGGGAGAATACTTTGAAGAGATCAGAATACCTAAAGACTATCGAATCATCGGCACTCTAAACACTTTTGACAAACACTATCTTTTTAGACTGTCAGACGCATTAAAGAGAAGATTTGCATTTGTGGAATTATTTCCACCTAGGCGAGAAAGGGCAGAGGAAGAGAAATACTATGTACTAAAGAGAGCGTTTGAAGAATTGTCATACAAGTCTCCTATTTCTGAAAAAATAGTCTTGGATCATGAGAAAAAGACCATTGTTCGGGACAAATCTGATCAGGACTTCCTCTCTCTAGTTGACTCGACTTATGAGATAATGAGTTTCATTCGGCTCACCAAGAACCTTGGGACTGCAATTCTGATATCAATGTTCAAGTTTATTCTTGTGGATAGCCTTACGAACGACCATCTGGAGAATAGCCTTGACATTGCACTAAAATCAAACGTAGTCCCACAGTTAGAGAACGTTTCAAAATGGTCATTGGAAGCCATGAGAGCCTTTGCCTGTGAAGATATAACTGACTTTTTCAAGAACGTGAGTCCAGACTCTGTAGACTTCAACAAATATGAGACAGAATTTCTGAAACTCGTTCACCTTTATCTAAATAAGGACAATATTCAACACAGACTAGAAAGATTTAGGAAAAAAGATGTAACTGAGGAGGAATGGAGGAGCTACGACCCTTGGGCTGGAAAGACAAGACCAAAGTTGCCTCTTTTCAGTCGCTCCCTCACAGAACTCATACAAGAGATCCAGCTTATGTAAACAGGTGAGAGCCGCAAGTTGTCAAAGCAGCTTCTCCTTAACGAAATAGAACGGATTTTTATCGAAAATGAAGAAAAACAAGAGAACATGGTAGATGAAAAATATGCCTTTACGAAATACCCTCATTTGCTTTCCCTTTTTGAGCATTACAAAGTCAAAGGAGAGAAATGGCATCAGCTAGTGAGGGAAGTTGCCGTCTTTCCAAAAGACGACCTTCAATACATGTATGGTCGGACAATGCAGCTTCTCAGACGGTTCCTCAAAGACGTTCGCCTATACTTTAGCGTGAAAACAGAAATAGGCACGTACACTCTTCCCGACAGAATTTCCGATTTGAATCGACTTTTTGAGCTTTACATTGAGTTCTTCACCGTGATATACCCAAATATAAGTAAAAGGTTGCGCTTTGAGGTTCATTCCCAAGAGCAAGAGTCAAGAATCTTGCGTGGCCGAGTCCTTTGGCCCAAAACGATAGAACGTTGCATCAGTGAAGGCGACCACACATGTCCAACAACTTTTGCCACGGTTATGCAGAGATATGAATTTGAGACGCCTGAGAACATATTAACGATTCTCTCAGTACTAAGACTCAAACAGGATTCACTTTTTCTGCTACGATACAATTTCCAAGACCCTCTTTCAACCGGAGAGCGGGCTATACTTGGCAAGATCGTAGATGGCTGCGACAACATTCTAAGAATAACATTGCTTAAGGAATTGCTTCCTCTTGCAGCAAAATACGTGACTATGAGGTTTGAAGACCCTCGGATACTGCTCCTAGAAAACCAAAGCTATACAAGGCTACGTGGCGAACGTGAAACCAATCCCTATTTACGCCTTCTGCAATGGATACAAAAATACAGAGAGCTAAATCTACGTTCAGTCTCAATAAACAAGACGAGTTTTCCTGTTGATCGTCTCCAGAATTTAGATACTATGTTTGAAGTTTGGGTACTGTTCGAACTCTTGGATTATTTTCGAACCTATGAAGGGGCAGAAATAACAATTGAACGAATGCCACAGAAATTCAGAATTTCAGCACACGGAACGGATTTCATCCTTTTCTATGAAAAGGCATATTCAGGTTGGGCGATAAATGCAAACCCTGATTTTTCAATCGAGAAAAATGGTGAGCTGAAGATTATAATGGATGCCAAGAACTGGCTCCAACCAAAAACCGAAGCCGTCTATAAAATGTTAGGCTATTTAAATAACCTAGATGGGACTATTGGAATACTCTTCTTCCCCAATGAGGCTTCTTTGGGCGGCGAACGAATTTTTGAAGGACATGACTTGCAACATCATAAAAAGCAATTACTTTTCAATTGCGTTGTAAAACCGTCCGGTTCTGAAGAGGCAATTCATCGGAAACAGGATGCGCTTAAACAGACTGTTGGGATAATATTCCAGAATCTCAGCTAGTTTCGAAAACTGAAACTCAGCATGACCCGTTCCCTTAGATCTGCAACCTCTATACCCAGAAGAGCAAAAATTGGTAGTCAAAAAAGGTTAGCCATGAAGGTAGAAACCGCTCATCAAGGTGGAACAACAATAGAGGAAACGCTCGCGAGCATGTGACATCCTTAAGCGCGCGCCCGTTGGATGGCAATTCATGCTTTCTACCTTCTACGTCTTCCAAACAATATCCACCCGAAAAAGTGAACGATAAGTCCGATAATAATCCATGAAATCAAGAACATAATCGTAGAATCATCATAGCCTAAAATCCGATCTGAGATAGAACTTGCCCAACCTAGAAGGTTAACAGCGTTCAGACTAGCAGTCAAAGTTAAAGCACCAAAAGTCTTTGTTCCAAACAGCGAATACAACATTCTTTTTCCCTTGTAGGCAACTGCTACTCCGAGAATCACATATAATGCTAGGATGAAACAGATTATTATGGGTAAATCATTTGAGCCTAGAAACAACGCTGTAAAAATAAGATTCATGATAACACTCATCCACGCTGTGTAGTATCTTTCCCATCTCACACCATATCCAATACTCACGAAGGACATGAGAATATTTGACAAGAACGGAGGCAAAAGAGGCAAGACTTTCACCTGTTATTTTTTCTATCATGGACTTGATTGATCGACTTATTCTAAATGTTCTTGTTTGGCTATGTAAAGATGTTCTCGGTTGTGATATGGAGAGAACATGTAATCTAATACTGAGATGCCCTGATGATAAATCGAGACGGCAATACATTCAAAGCAAGTTCAAGGAATCTGGTAGTCCATTGTCATATTAGCGCGCACGCTCCAGAATAGGTAGACTTTTGTTTGCATTAGGAAGCCACATATTTTGATCAGGCTTGCAAGCTTGTCTAGGTTCGCATGTGCTATTTCTCGTTTGTAGGCTTCTTTCTTACCAAAAGGAAGGTGATAGGAGAAGCTTTTCAGAAATCTTGTGTGGCTGTGCTTCACGAAAGCCTCTCTTATTCTGGCCACTTGTCCACTGTCTAGGCTCTGAAGCTGGCCTAGAACGTAACTCATGCTGCTTAATAGTTGAGGGTTAAACTCGAGGGATTCCAAGACCGCCAACAGCTTGAGGGCTTCTTTGGACGGTTGCTGCTCGGCTATCTTCCTCATTCCTGCCTTCTCTGCGAACGGGTTATACTTGGCCATGACCGCACTCATCTCAACATAGTCTGTGCCTGCCAAAAGCAGCGTCTCACGCACGAGTCTAGACCCTAAACCTACAGTCCTGTACTTTGGGTGAACAACTACGCGGCTGATTATGCTCAGTTTCTCATTCAATTCTTTCATGGACATTTTCGGAAGGACAAGCCTGCGTCCGAAGCATGCAGAGGGCGGATAACAGTAGACTATCACGCCGCACAGTTCCTCACCGCGCCTCAGACAGAAGATCTTGCGTGGTGCAGCAATCTTGTGGCTTCGATAATGAAAACCTGCTAGACTCCTCCAATCCGCAGTCGTGCCAGCCTCAATGTGCATTTCCCTGACCAAACTGCAATCAGTCGAGGGCTCGTTTGGGAAGTATTTGACAGTGATCTCTTTTCCAAACCGTTTGTGAACGTGAACGCTGGGATGCAAGTCTTCAAACAGGTCCGTATGTGTTGTTGCTGCGAGGACAGATTTGCCCTGTGCACGCGCAAGCTTCTGAAGATTGTAGCCCACGATTTTAGCCGTGTCACGATCAAGCGTTGCAGCAAACTCGTCAAGGATCCAGAACTGCGCCTGGCTTTCAATCATCCTTGCTATTTTGTAGCGGTATTTCTGGCCATCGCTAAGCTCAGTAAACCTTCTCAAGAAGAGAAAAGCATCAGAAAGACCAACCTTGCTCAGAAGCTCAAGAGCTTCATTAACACTCTTGCCAACGGTCTCGACAAGAGGTTTATCCTCTTCAGGCTTCACGTCTGCAATATTCACCGCACTGAAGCCGGACTCTTCCAAGTCCTTCTGCAAAGCCTTCAACAGGACACTCTTGCCTGAACCTGAATCCCCAGTAATGTAAACGACATCTCGAGGGCCCAATTTCAACTCAACATTATCGTAAAGAACAAACTTTTCCCAATGGTCGAGACCTAACCCGAAGCCCTCAGCAACAGCTACAACTCTCTCAGAAGGCTTAGGTGCTGCTGTCGCATAGGCAATGTTGATGACAAAGTTGCCTGTCTTCCTGTCAAAACGTCGCCTGAAGCGTCGAATGTGAAAATACTCTTCGTTAAGCCTTCTGCCCACATGCTTCACCCCTGCTGTGAAATAAGAATGCCCGTAACAGTGCCCACAAGACCCATGATAGCAGCGAAAATCTCACTGTTCCAACTGTGTAATGCGAAAAGATGTGCCACTTCCATGACTGTCAAGCATGCTGTCATTCCAATCGAGAATTTTACAGCATAAACTAGCCTCTCGTTTGGTTCCTCGATAATAGCAATGCCCCTAGGGCCCCTCTTGACACGTTTGCGAGTAAGAGCCTTTCTAACCCAGTCAGACATGATTCTTCACTCGCTTCTGATAATAATTATGATGATAAGCCCTAGTTTCAAAGCGTGTCCGCCCGCCACGAATGAAACTGTTCACAAGTTGCTCCGCCATCCTACATTCAACGCTGGCTTTCGTTATTATGCAAAAACTAATGGTCCAAGCAAGTGGTATGCTCGTGTAGTCAATGTCGAACAGGCGGTCAGAATAGCAATAAGTGTTTTGCGCCAAAACTATATGCTTACTCTTCTGGCCTAAGACACCTATAAATATGCCCCAGCTCTTCACTGGAACATCAACAGCAACGCCGCTGCCTAAGCTCTTTCCTACGCTTGCATCACACCATTCAACGCGAACAAGATCACCCAAGCTAAGCTTTCTAAGCTCATCAACAATTCTGCGTTTCAACCTCACTTTTCACCTTTCCAAATTTGCTTTTTTGCACGAATACCTACTTCATAACACAAGCACGTTCAGATTTTCTGGGTCCGATGCTTTCAGGTTCAATACGGGCTGACCCAAGCTAAGCAAAACACTGCCTGTTTTGGCAAGCTTGATCTCCCAGACTGTCTTCCCAGTTAGGACGAATTTCTTCGTGTATGTTTGATAGCCTGCCTTCGTAATTGCAAGCGTATGTGGGCCATAATCCTGCAATGTATTGCCGTTAGCCTGGTTATAGTGACCTCGGCTAACGGTCTGCTTTGCAATGCTCCCGTTTGCATCTGTTGTTATGCTGAAAACTTGGTTTCCGTCCCTGTCGGTTAGGGTTACTGTCGCGCCGTTGATCGCATTGTTGTCCTTATCTGTCACTTTCAAGTCGAAGCTATATTGTCGGTAGACGACGGCAGTGGGTGAGCTGACCCATAATAGTGCCCAGGCGCTCAGCGTACAATCAATTAGGTAGTGGTTCACAGCTGAGCTCACGATTGTTAGTGCGTAACTATTGAAATTGGCAAGCGAGCAGTTTCTCAACGTTGCTGATGTGCTGCCCAGCCTAATCCCCCTATCACTGCCGAAAACGTTAACATTGTTGAAAGTGTTTGCGCCATAAGTAATGATGCCATACATAGGGCTTGCAGCTTTGGTATCTTCAATGCCAAGATTAAATGCGTCAACGCTTGTATTCACGATTAGCTCTGTTTGGCCTGTGAAGAGGCAATTCCAGACGTTTGTTCCTGCCCAGATTTCAACGTAAGCACCTGCTAGACTGTAAAAACTGCAGCTGTACAGGTTAATGATTCCAAGGCCTGCATATTGGCTTGTCATGAATCCGGAAGGTGTTGCGTCATCAAGATAGAGGAAGGAGCAGCCGTCAGTCGTATGCTTCAGTGTTGCGTCAATGACTGTCCCAAAAGTCACCGTAGCGGCTGTTCTTACGAGCATCCATGCTCCGGCAGACCACCACCCCTTATTCAGAATAATCATCTTGTTAGTGTCAGTGAGATATGTCGTTGTTGAGTTATCGCCTACATAGAGCCGGCAGTCAAAAGCGAAAGTGTTCGTTCCAAGCTTCCATACCACGCCCCACTGGCCTTGCTTTACTTCGTATGCAAAGCTTCCTGTCCCGCTGAACACTGTAACTTGAGATTGGGTTAAGGTCGCGAAGTATTTGGTGGCGTAATATGTGCCATTTCCAGTGATTGCTAGATCCTCAGTCTGAGCGTTGCCAGCCGTGTCCGTTCCGACAAGCCTAACTGTTGCAGAAGTCATATTCGTCCAAGCAGTTACGACTATGTAGAGATCCTGCTTTGCACCGCCGAGCACAACTCTATCCGTTGGTCTTGCGTTTCTAGTGAGAGCTACTGGGTTTGCGTCTATTCCGATTATTCCTGTCCTAGCATGAAGGCTTAATGTTCCGGCTTTATCTGCGTTCCAGATGTCAAGGAAAGTGATTGGTGCAGACTGAGTGCCGCCTGTCATGTTGATTCGATTGTTCGCGACATCATAAGTGAATGTGCCGACCAAGAAATTAACTCCTCACAATGCTTATCACATTGCCAGCGCTGTAGCTGAAAGTCAACGTGAAAAGCGTCGCACCACCCGTTTCCTTGAAGATGATAGTATTTATTGAGCCGTCGCCATTCCAAGTGAAATCAACTTGCTTAATCTTCTTGCCCGTCGGCGCAGCAGAGATGCTACTGAGAATCGCATCATGAATTGCCTCGCCACCCCAAACACTCAACTTGGCACACTCACCTTTTCCTTACGTTTTCCACGCATCTTCATCCATAACCGGTTCAATTTGAAGCTCTTAGGACGCAACTTCCCGAAGAGCGCGAGATTCCCGTTTTCGTCAAGCAGCATTATGATCTTCCCTTTTGGATTGAGGAAAGCGAGCCCCTTTCCCAGTTTGAGGTTTTCGGCTTCTGTGATGCGAAAATCATTTTTGAATATTATGTCTGTGGCATGCCAATTCGTGCAGTTTACGGCACCAGTTGCAAGACTGGAGGTTGTTATCCCTCCCGGGAATGTCATAATATCCATGAAATTATGGGGTATGCGCTCTTCAGCGAATGTTCCAGAAGTAACGGCGCTGGCACTATGCGTGTGTGATGATGGTGGGTAAGTGCTTGGCTTGTCTGGAATATTCGCCCAGAACGCGGCTGCAAAAAAGTCGGAGATCTTCGATCGACTCAAAGTTGGAATGCGGTCTACACCTAAGATGCCAGAAGTTATTAGGCCGGCGTCAGCTGATAGGTTTTGAATGACGCCAGCGCTTGTGATAACGATTGTACCGCTGAGTGCGAGGGAGAAACATGAAAAGTTGTTGTCAGTCCTAAGGTGAGTAGCATCAACGCGATAAAGGTTTACGTCACAACCGCCTGTGCCTGGACCGAAGTAGAGTGCTCCCTTTTGAAGAATCGCGCCCGGATAGGCGTCTGCGCCGCTGTAGAGGTTAAGCGGGTCTTTGAGGTTCGCTTGCAGGTTCTGAAGAATTCGAGCTGCAGTGATGACTTCAGTGGCTCCGATACGGAGAGCCAACGCGTCAAAGTTGTCGTCAGTCTTCAAGACCTCTGCTGCTGAACGATAGAGCTTGACATCTAGGGCAATGTTTCCAGCGCCAAACCATAGTGCACCTTTTACCATGTAAGCTGATGAGTAAGAGTCTCCTGGGTACCATAGGGCGAGAGAATCAATCATGTTGACGTATTTGACCCAGAGTTCGTACCAGTAGAGCGAAGAATCGCCTAGCTTGCCGTATGCTGCAGCTGTAGGACAAAAAATGTGATGAAGATTAACACTTCCCGCAATGTTTTTCGTGCGAAGGTAAAGACGATCAGCAACATCAGTGTAGGGACCAATGTACTTAGGTTGGATCCAGCCAGAAAGGCGGTCCGAGCCGCCCAAGCTTGGGTCTGACCATATAACACCAGACTCATCGCCCGCTTCATGCGTTGTCTTATGAGGTGGGGATTGAGCGGCTAAGACTGCGATTATCTGAGAGAGCGCTGCACCCTTCCCAAGCTTGACCCTCGCAAGCTTTTCAACCGTAACTGTCGTCGCTCTGAGGCCGTAAAGATAGTCTGCCAAGAGAGGCGGAACCTTTCCCAAGTCAAACGTGAGCTCAAGTGTTTGGCTATTTGCGTAGACGTGATAGTCAATTGCTTCAGTGCGGTAGTCTCCATTGATGTTTTCGTTGTACAAGTGTACGTGGATCTTGTCAGCTGCTAGGGGCGGCGTAAGGCCGTAATCGATGATTGTGCTCCTCATAGTCAAATATTCTGCAGGATCCTTCAGGTAAGCGAGCAAAGCTTTGGCCCTGTGGGCGCATTCGGCATCCGATGCCAATTCATCATCAGTTTCAGTGAGTTCACGGATGCCATAGAGAGCTTGGCTAGCAGAGTCTTGTTCTAACGCTGAAAATCTGCCATTCTTGAAGTAGAGCTGGTCGATATGAAGTGTTGAGCGTCCGAGCCCGCTTTTGGTCACATAACCCTCGATGTAGAAGAGAACCTTGTTTATGTTCTTCCAGTTTGGGCTGCCTGTCTTCGTCCAGGCAGGCGTCGTTCCAGACGCTGTCTCGTATGGTTTGCCGATTTTCTCGTCATGGTAAATCCAGCGGATGTCTGCAGCTTCGCTTTCGGTGAGGATGAATTCCTTCTGGAAGTAGTTGCTATCATCAGTCATCAGTTGAATCCTAATCTTGGTGCAGCGATATTCACACCCGGAATCCAAGTCTTCGCCCGTTGCTCTCAGTACAGCACATATGCTCTGATACCCGTAGTCGCCGCCGCATTCTATTGGCGATGCCAACGCATATTTTGCCCAGCCGCTCGTTGTTCCTGCTCGGCCTGTGCGGAGCTTTATGCTTGCAGTTCCAGCAACTTTGTCGCTTGAATCAGCCGTAAGTGTTGAGCCGCCTGCGTCATGTGTCCAGCTTGTTATCGTCTCAGTCCAAGCATCCATGTCTGAAGGGTTAACCTTCGCTGCCATCCCGTAAGCTATGATTTTGTTTCGGACCCTGAGAATGTCTTTCTTGTAACTGCCAAATTCACCCTTGTCAACAAGGTTTATCGACGCGCTCTTGCTGTTCTTTGCGAAAAACTCAAACTTCCCGTCCGGCGCCACGCGAAAATCGTAGCCTATGACGCCGGCCTTATCGCTGCTTTCAGCAACGTATTTCAGGACATCCCAAAGAGGAGTATTCTCGTATTCCAGCTTGTTAAACGTCGTGTCTGTATCTTCGACAAGCTCTGTCCCGCCTCTGTTGTGGCTCAGGTTGGCGTAGTTGTCCATGAGGTCCTTGACTACGGCTTCGCCCTTGCTTGACGAATAGTCTTTAGTGATGACTCGCCTGAACAGTTTCTCGCCAAAGCACCTGCCTGAAACAGTAACGTAATTCTCATCGGGGTTAGGATGTTCATATTCGACGCTTTCAACGTGGCAAGCTATTATTGGTGGCAGGTTTGAGCCGCGGCCAATGTTTATGCTCCCATCCAAACCTACAGTGATGGGAGTTGTTCCGCTTGGACTATATTTCTTGTCCCAGTTTTGCAGTTTCACACTGAAGGATGATACTTCTTTTGAGCAGCCTAGATGAACGTTGACGTCTACGATGTCGCCTTGGGGCGGAGTGACTGAGCCGAAACTCATGCTTACGACGGGAAGGGGAACGCTCAACTATTCTACCCCATGGCGATACATTGCTTCTTCGCCTGCCCTGGTTATGCCATGCATCTTCGCCGGAGTCTCAGAAGCAGCTTCATTGTAGCCTTTAACAGCTGAGGTTGCAGCATTCATGTTCGCTGCGAAGACTGCTACTGCCGCTGCAGCAGCAACAAGCACGCCGATCCCTATTCCCGTTAGAGCGATCGCCGCTGCCTGGCTAATGTTGAAAGCGTTCTGGGCTGCCGTTGCGATAGCCAAGAATCCTGAATGTATCTTGTGAGCTATACCTGAGAGACCCAGGACTGACGCGTTTGCTGTTTGTGTGGCAGTGTTTACGGCTACCGAGGCCGTGTGCCCGGTCGTGAGAAGTGTGAGGTAGGACTGCATTCTCGCGAAAGTAGAAATCGTTGTGATGACAAGCATTATAGTGCGTACCCATTTGGACGTCTCTTTATCTATAATGCCGAAGTCAGCTGCAAGCGTAGTCAGATGTATCCCCATCGAGCCCACAGTGCTTATTGCCCTGGCAACTGATGTTAGGCTTACTTCAACGGCCTCACATGTAGGTGTGGCCTCATTGACGCCGCGAATAACGAAGTTGATTTCTCCCAAACTCATTCTACTGCTGCCTCTCTTGTTGCATGTTCGAAACTTGATTGAAGGATGGATAGAAGCCTAGGCGCCGTCTCGGCAAGGGCTCGCGTTAAGAAGTAGCGGGGCTGAATGTACCTTGTTCCGAACTCTTGAAAATAAGCGTAGGGCACGTAGCAGCCAACTTTGATTATCCAGCGGTATATCACCTGAGCGTAGATGCTCTGCATCAGACGCCCCGTTCGAATCGGCGCCAGGACCTTCGCACGCCACATCATGTCTTCAGCCAACTCAACAAGGCCCTGTTGGACTTGCTCCTGCATGGCCTCGTCAAGCCGCCTAATCTTGCGGGAGAAGCTTTCAATGTCGCTG